CCTCTGCCACCGACACGGCACCACTCAACCTGCCGTAAAGAGGGACATCCGCGAAGTGTTGCCGGATTTCAAAGGTATTGTGGACAACTTGTTGGCCACGTACCTGCTGCACCCGATGCTGGATAGACAGAACTGGATGGAGAAGTGGCCGTTGTCGAAGAGAAGGTCAATCGAGTTATCTCGAATGATGGACGACATAATCTGCAACTCCGTGAAAACCATGGTGAAGCGTGAAGTGGCACACAAGAGACCCACGAAAGCGAGGCTCATCCAATTTTATAAGAATCTGCTGACGCAATCTGAGTATGGACCTCAGTTTTATGCAGCGCAGAAGACTATACTGGGTGCGTTCGACCGACGGGATATGGGCCACGGCATCGATATCACCATGGCTAGTGGTATGAATTCGAGCAGTATCGGACGCTGGATGCAGAGCGTGCTAGACGACGGGGCGAAGGCTTTCTATGAGAGGGACGGCAAGAACTGGGATTCGAGCATGCAACATTCGCATGCTGAATTCCGGTGTTCCCTATATGATTGCTTGGACCTCGAGCTTGGAAGTTTCGCTCGCCAGTGTGTTGATGTAGTAGGCATGGCGCCGTTCGAGGGGGGGGTGTTGAAGTATAAAATGAAAGGGACCGTCAAGTCTGGACACAACGACACGACGTTGGGCAACAGTCTCGTGAATGCTGCTATAGCTTTTGCTAGTATGCGCAGACTCGGGATTCGTGGCTCGATAATCGTGGCGGGTGATGATTTGCTGGTTGCTACATATGATGACTTCGACATCTCTCAGTTCATGAGTACTGAAGCGGAGTACGGGATCACGCCAGAGGCGCGCAAGTTCTCGGATTATAGGCATGTGACGTTTATTTCCGGGTTCTGGGCGAAGGGTGCCGAGATGGCATTCCTTCCCCTGCCAGGTAGGTTGGTCGCGAGGTTGTGGTGGACCATATCACCGCCGGGAAAGAAGCGCGTCGCTGCGTATCAACGCGGCGTCGCGCGTGGCTTGCTCGGCGTTTGTGGTTCGCTACCCGTCGTTGGCACCTGGTTACGCAAGTTCGACTCCAATGGTGCGGCTGAACGAGTGAATAAAGGTTGCAACTTCCACGAGCAGAAGGCGAACTTCGAAGGCTATGGTGAACGCATCATGGCCGAGAGGTACGGAGTCTCCGTGGCAGACATAAGGGACCTTGACACGTGGCTTCAGACGCTACCGGCCTCGCCTCTCATGATTAGTCACCCAGTGTTAGACAAGATGATGAACGTCGACCTGGCTGACATTGCAGTGAGAGGCGAAGGCGTTTGGTGATTGAGCACCTCTGGTTAACAACGTGGTTGTTTTCTTTTCTTTATTTATAAATGGCACGAC